GTATTCATGGAGGCATTTTATATTTTAGGAGATTGATTATGCGTAGAAAATATTCTCTAATGGAAGCAATTTATGGAAATTATCCAGAAGCTAAATTGAAACCATTAAACTCTTGGGGAGTCTGCACGTGTGATGATGAGTGTGATTGTGGTGCTATTTGTGACTGTGGAGATCCAAATTGTGCACAGTGTGGAAACTCACTTACAGAAGCTGTATTGGAAGAAGACGAAGAACAAGTCTTGACTGATTGTCAAGAAGGTGATTGTGCAGGATGTTCTGAGTGTGACGGATCTATGCAAGAGAGTTCTGGATGTGCTGCTGGAGCTGGTTATATCGGCCCAATGGATGAAGCAGAAGAGACATTAGAAGAGTGAGGACAAAACGATTAGCAGTTTGCTAATATTATTTCATGAAAAATTAAGTAAAATTAAATAACTATAGCACACTATTGTGTTAACACATCAAAAGGAGAATGAAATGAGACTTACTAAAGGTCAACTAAAACAAATTATCAGAGAAGAATACTCTCGATTGAAAAGACAAGGATTGATTACCGAGTCTTTCAGCTTTGATAAGCCAGACATCAATCCGGAAGGCCAGGAAGTCGATTGGGAAGATTTGGAGTGGTATCCAAAACATGTGATTGGCGATCTTGATGCGGAACCAGCCCTAACAATACAACAAGATCAAAAAACCGGCCAATGGAGAATCAACACCCATTATTGGTCCGGCCTAAACATCTCACATCTAAGATTTGATTCACCAGCTGAGGCTGCAAACGAAGCAGATAAGTATGGAATTCGAGGTGATATATATTATGGGCCTTACGATCGATAAAAACGTAATCTAAACATTTCCTATCTTTCGTAAATACTTTTGTAAATTACCACTGCCTCCGAGTACGTTGTCTACATAACTAAAGGAGGCTATTTTATGGCTAAAACAAAGACGAAAACTACGAAACCAGGTGGCACTAACGATTTCACTAGTTCTTTGATTAGTGCCCTTAATAGTGTAGCATACAATCTTGCAATGGAAGATTCACCTACACATGTTGATTGATGGCTTGCACACTCAAGGCCTATTAAATTAACAAATTAGATCGTATACTAGTAAATGAAGCTAATAGAAGGGGAGGTCAAAGACTTCCCCCTTTTTTATTAATTTATTTTTTATCAATTGTAATACGCCGATATCTCTTGTATTATTATCTTGTCACCAATCCTGGTGATGTTCATAATAAATACTAAAAGTTAAATGTTAAACATTGGAGATAAAAATGGCGATTGATTTCGAAGCTATTAAAAAACGATTGGCTGGTTTGACTGGCACAAATGATAAACAAAAATTGATGTGGAAACCACCAGAAGGTGAGACAACTACTGTTCGTATTGTAGCGTTCCCAAATAGTGATGGAACTCCTTTTCAAGAACGTTACTTCTACTACGGTATCGAAAAATTTGGTATGTTGGCTCCTTACCAATTTGGTAAACCAGATCCTGTCAATGAACTTATCCAAAAATTGAAATCTGAAGGTACTAAAGAGTCTTACGAGTTAGCTAAAAAGCTATATCCAAAGATGCGTACTTATGCTTTGGTCTTGGTTCGAGGAGAAGAGTCAGAAGGCTTGCGATTGTGGTCTTTTGGAAAAGGCATCTATCAAGACTTGTTGAAAACAATGATGGATCCAGACTATGGTGATATTACTGATATCGAAAACGGTTTTGATATTAAGATTACTGTGACTAAGACACCTGGTAAAAAATGGGCAGATACGTCTATTATGCCACGTCCTAAACAATCACCTTTAGGAACAAAGAAAGAGATTGAAAAAATCATGTCTAATGTTCCTGATTTAAATGACTTGTTTGAGTTGCAATCTTATGAACAAATTGAGAATTCTGTAACCAAGTGGTTGTCAGGTGGTGCACAAGATCCTTATGCAAAATCCGATGATTCCGTTGGTGTATCAAATTCAGATCCAAAGAACTCTACAACAGAGTCTAAAGGATCGAATCGTAAAACAGATGTCGATTTGGACGATGCATTCGGTGATCTCGAAGAAGAGTTTCCATTCTAATTCGAATCTAAATATTGCTTGAAAAGTGAGGGAGTTCTTTAGGGAGCTCCCTTTTATATAATCAAAACTTTGTAAAGCCCGAATCTTCTTATTAAAATTTAATTGTTATTAAACAAAGGAGTCAATATGGCTAAAAAACCAAAAACAACAGAAACAGAGAATTCAGGTGGATCAATTGATTTCACCAATGATCTCATTAAAGCTCTAAACAAAGAGCATGGGTCTCGTGTAGCTTATAACCTTGCTATCGATGATTCACCAACTCACGTACATCGTTGGATCTCAACAGGATCAAAACAGCTAGACTTTATTATTCGTGGAGCCCCAGGTGGTGGATTTCCAGAATCTCGAATCGTAGAAGTATTTGGGCCGCCTTCTATCGGTAAGTCTCATATTGCAATCCAAGCTTGCAAAAATACACAGAAAGCAGGAGGTATTGTAGTTTATATCGATACTGAAAATGCTACTTCGATAGAAAACTTAGAAGCTTTAGGAGTAGACATCACAAAACGATTTGTGTATGTTGATACCCATTGTACTGAAGATGTTCTTTCTGTAGCTGAGAAAACTATTCTTCGTGCTAAAGAACTCAATAAAGACGTGCCTATTACTATTGTGTGGGACTCAGTAGCTGCTACATCTCCAAAAGACGAGTTGTTAGGAGACTACGATAAACAAACAATAGGTCTCAACGCTCGTGTTATCTCAAAGGGAATGCGAAAGATTACAGGTCTTATCGCAAATGAAAAAGTCCTATTCATCTGTTTAAATCAAATTCGTACAGCTATTGGAGTAATGTTTGGTGATCCACATTGTGTTGATCCATTTACGACAGAAGTGGAATTAGAATTTGATGAAAATTCCAAATTTGCTAAATACTATGCTCAATATCAAAATAAATTAAAAAATGGCCAAGGAGGTCCTAATGCCTAATATAAAAGTAAAAATGACAATGGAAAAACTTTCAAAGATTCTCGGAATCCCTAACTTAGATGAGCCAGCTGAATACGATCTTGAAGGATTCGGCATTAAAGTGAATACTCCAACAGGTTTTCAAGATATGTCAGATTTTATTGTGAAATCAGCTGTTGATCATCATTATGAAATTGGAGGATTAAAAACCACACCAGCTCATCGAACACTTGTTGATGGTAATTGGGTTCGTTCAAAAAATCGTAAAGATGCTAAACGAATCGATGAACCAATGAAAGTAGTAGATATGCATGTTCCTAACGGAAATTGTTATTTGGCTGGTGGTGAAGTCAATCACAATACAACACCGGGTGGTAGACGTTTTGCCTCCCTTGCAGGTGTATAAATAGATGCTAACTAATCCCGTGAATTGCTGGAAACTCCTTAGAGCTGATGATACTACAACGTGGGAAGTAATTCCGAGCGTGAATTGTTTGAGAAATTATCAGATTGGACAATCAGCAGCCAAGCTTCCTAGTAATAGGTTGAAGGTTCAGAGACTAGTTAAAGTAGTTCCTGTTAAATATTTTTATGGAAAAGCTATTCCATTGCATACTTATAGAAAACAGGAGGAAATAACCATGAGCGCGGGACAAAAATACAAGTGTTTGATTTGTGGAAAACAATTCAAAGCAATCACTAATTCCCATCTGAAAAGACACGGATTAACGACTATTCAATACAGAGAACAATTTCCGGAAGCCAGTTTTGGAAACTTCGATAGATTTGAGAAGTGGCGTCAATCTGATGAAAATAAAGAACATTGGACTAATCAATCTAGAAAAAATGCTAAGGATTCTGAATTGCAAAAACGAAGAATACGAAACATAAAAAGAGCTTGGAAAGATCCAGAGTTATTGAAAAATCATTCGGAAATTACGAAGTCATTTATTTTTAAGAACAAGGAAAAATTTCCACAATTGTTCGAATCTAATGTAACTGAAATAATGAAGATGTCGAATTATGCCAGATGGGAAATGAAATACGGAAAAGAAGAAGCCGATAAGAGACTCAATGCTTGGATGAAAGCCAATAAGCTCCAGAGGTTCAAAAGCAAAGATACTCATGGGGAGCTGCTCTTTGAGGAACATATTCAAGAATTAGGTTTCAAATATGAGAAACAATTTCATTGTGCTCCGTATTATCCAGATTTCTATTTAGCTGATTTTAATCTGTTTGTAGAAATAGATGGAGATTATTGGCATGCCAACCCCGATCGATTTATGCCTGATGATATCGTAGGCAAGAAAGGGAAGTCAGCTAAAGAAATCTGGAAATGTGATGCTAAGAAAAATGCCGTATATGCCGAGAAAGGATTCAGTGTATTGAGAATCTGGGAATCGGAATTATTCGAGAAATCAACACAAGACATTTTTGAAGATATAGTCCGTGCCTCTTCGAAAGATGAGGAATAACATGAAAGCTATTCCCTTCCATTCGTCAGTCCGCATTCAGCTTGATTCAGGCAAGAGAATTCAAGATAAAAATGGGAATACCATTGGTATCAAAGTCATTGCCAAAACTATTAAAAATAAAGTAGCTCCTCCATTTCGCAGATGTGAGTTTGAGATTCACTTTGGAAAAGGTATTGAAGAAGCTGAATATATCTTTGATTTGGTGAGAAAACACTGCGCAGATAATGGTCCTATCGATCATGATGCAGATACTCAGGTCTTAATTGAAGGAACTGGTGCTTGGAAAACAATTAAGTTGTTGAACAAGAATACCGGAGATACAATCGAAGAGAAGAAGTTCTATAAACCGGAATTTGGAGAAATCTTAGAGTCGCCTCAATGGGGCCAATACGCTATGACAGTTTTTAATAACTTCTATTCAGGCTACATGGGTAAAGACTTAGAAAATATGGTTATCAATCCGGACTCTTATGAAGAGATGAAGCAAATTGCGATGGATCTTGATCATGATCTCACAGATCTATAAGAGATAATTCCTTTGTAATCATTGAGG